GCTGTTGCCTTTTGGCTTCAAATACCAACGAATCACCATCACGCCTGACGAAGCGCAGTTTATTGAGACGCGCAAGTTTCAAGCTGAGGAGATTTGCCGCATCTACAGCGTGCCACCGTCATTGGTGCAGCTCCCATCGCAGACGACCTTCAACAACGTGGAGCAGCAGAACCTCATGTTCGCTCGCCACACAATCGTGCCCTGGACAAAGCGCATTGAGCAGGAGATTGACCGCAAGCTCATCCAGTCGTTCGAACGTCCTGACATCTACGCTCGCTTCAATCTTAACGACTTGTACCGAGGTGATATGGCGGCGCGTGGAAACTACTATCAGCAGGCACTACAAAACGGCTACATGAGTATTAATGAGGTGCGAGCCAAGGAGCAGATGAACCCCGTTGAAGGCGGTGACGTTCACACAGTTCAGATTAATCAAATCGCCCTAGATCGTCTAGGCGAATACAGCGACAAAGTATCTAGCAATGACGCAGGAACAGCAGTATAAAGACGCCGAGAAGCGGACGATGGGCACCATTGAGGTGCGCGAGGCTGACGGCGAAGAAATGATTTTGGAAGGCTACGCGGCCGTGTTTAATTCGGAGACGGACCTCGGCCACTTCCGTGAAGTAATTAAGCCAGGCGCGTTTGACGACGTAATGACTAACGATGTGCGAGCGCTCATCAACCATGACCCCAACCTAGTGTTGGGACGTACAACCAACGGAACGTTGGAGTTGAGCCAAGACGAGCGTGGTCTCAAGTATCGTGTGAAGCTAGGCGCGCAACAGTACGCCAAGGACTTCTACGAAAGCGTGAAACGGGGTGATATCTCACAGTCTAGTTTTGCTTTCACCATTGACAAGCAGAGCTGGAATGAGGAGCGCACTGTGCGAAGCGTTGACAAAGTGCGGCAACTGTTGGATGTGTCCCCTGTGACCTATCCAGCTTATGCAGCCGCCACGGTCCAGGCCCGTGATCTACAGCCTGAAGTTGAACAGGCAGCCGACGCGCCAATGCCTGACACAGATACAATTGAAGAAACTACTACAACCCCAACTACAATGAATCTCAACGAGATGAAGGCGGTTCGTGCCAAGCACGCAGACCGTTTTGAAGAATTGGTTAACGTCGCTGAAACTGAAAACCGCGACTGGACCAACAACGAACAAGAAGAAGCTGACCTCTGCAAGCGCGAGGTGGAGCGTTTGGACGGCAAGATCGCACGTCGCCAAGCACATGAGGAAATGATTTCGCGCTCAGCTCAGATGGGTTCGTCATCTATCAGCGAGGCAAAGGAGGTCAACCGCGTGAATAAGTCTTTCAGCTTGGCCCGTGCTGTACAAGCTGCATCCTTTGGCAAGTCGCTGGAAGGCGCAGAAGCTGAATGGGCACAAGAAGCGCAGCGGGAGTTCCAGTCACGAGGCTTGCAGATGAGTGGTCAGATTGGTATCCCAGGCAACGCGTTGTTCCGTGCTGGTGCTGCTGACAACTTCCAAGCTGTCTCAGGCGACGGTTCAGGCTTTGTGCCTACGGATGTGCCAGGCGTAATCGACGCTTTGCGTGCTCCAACCTTGGCCGAGCAGATTGGTACTACTGTCATCAACAACGCCACAGGCAACCTCAAGTTCCCACGCGTTTCAGTGAAGGCTGAAGGTACTGAAGAAACGGAAGTTTCGGCCGATGCATCCTCTGGAATGGAGATGGACGAGGTGACGCTGACCCCAACGCGTGTGGCAGCCAAAACCTTGTACTCTAAGCAGCTCATCCTCCAAGGAGGCAGCCAAGTGGATTCCATGATTGCACGCGAGTTGGCAGCAGGTTTGAACGCTACGATTGACGAAGCATTCTTCACAGCAGCAGCAGCTGGCGCTGGCGACATCACGACGAACGGCGCAGGCAACACGACGCTGAACGCCGCGTTGGTGTACGCCATGGAAGGTGCTGTTCTCGCTGGTCACGGAAACTTTGCAAACTGCAAGTGGGTCATGTCTCCCAAAGGTTGGGAAGTGTCCAAGCCAGAAGCAGCAGTTTCAAGCGTGAGCGCGTTGTGGGCTAACGGTCAATTTGATGGCTTCAATGCTTACGCCACTCCTTACTTGGTGGATTCAGCTGCAACGACTGGACAAATCTTGTTCGGTGACTTTGGTGCTTCTATGCTTCTCGCCTTCTTTGGTGGTATCGATTTGTTGGTTGATCCATACAGCAACGCAGGAACGGCACAGATTGCACTCCACGTCAACAAGTTTTACGACACGGCAGTACGTCAGGGGGATGCCTTGGCTTGCGCTAACGACGTAGCATAACAACTAAACTTGGAAGCCTGGCAATAGGGCTGGGCTTCCTTTTTTTTCTCTTACATGAACGTAACAACACCAGCACCACCCGACGGCACGGACGTAGTTTCCCTGGCGAACATGAAGGAGTTTCTGCGCGTTGATCACAGCGACGAGGATACGACCATCACGGCGTTGCTTGACGCGGCTGTGGCTCATGTGAGCGACTATACCAATCGCCACATTGGTACGGCAGCAAGCGCTATCTTTTATCTTGAAAGATGGCGGCCAGCGGCCTTGGCCTACGGCCCTGTGGTAAGCATTACGAGCGTGACGTACAACGACACGTCAGGGACTTTGCAGACGTTGGACACGTCTAAGTATTACATCCAAAACCACAAGGATGATACTTGCCTCATCTTCTTCCACGATACTCCTGACCTGCAGGAATACAACGCGCTGCCCATTCGCATTACCGCATCCGTTGGAGGTCAACCCTCAAACAACGTGAAGCACGCGGTGCGCATGCTCGTAGCCCATTGGTACGAGAACCGTCGTGGCGTGGTGACGGGTACGATTGCCACCACCATTCCGTTGGGCGTTCACTCACTGCTCAATACCGAGCGCATCATTGACACGCGGCAATGAACATCGGATTCCTTGATCGTCGCATCACGTTTGTTGCGCCCAGTACGGCCACCAACTCCTACGGGGAGGTGTACGGCAGCGGTGTAGACTACGCAACTGTGTGGGCTGCCCTGGACAATAAAGGCGCAAGCAATGCAGTGATCATGGAGCAGGAGACAACACGCAACACGGTGACCTGGCGCGTGCGTAGCTCCAGCACCACGCGAGCTGTTACGCCCAAATACACGATTCGTTACGGGTCTGACATCTACAACATCCTTGCTATTCAGGAGGTAGGGCGTAAGAACGAGCTGCACTTCATCACTGAACGCGTAATCTCTGAGTAATGGCTTACGCTGGGGACAACAGAATTAAAGCAAATCAACTAAGTCAGCTGTATGACTTGGCTGCTGGTCGCACCTCTGGCTCCGTTGTCAGCGTTACGGGCATCGACAAAATCCAGCGACGTCTTGAGGGTTTGGCTTTATGGAGCCAGGAGGCAGAAAACCAGCTCCTGTCTATAAACAAGCGCGTGGGTAAGGTTTATCTGAATTACCTCAACGCAAACATCAAGGACTTCGACAGGGACATCAGGGTGCAGTTTAAAGACCGAGAGGACATCGTTGTAAAGCGAGGTCAATTGAGGCGCTCATTGGGCTTGTATCAGCCTCTACGCGGTCGTGGCGGCCTTGGTGTCACTCGCATTCTTGCTGGTCCACTCACCAACAACTTTGGTAACAAGGGAGCGCGTGGTACTATGCTCAGAGGTAAGCGCGGCGTAACGAAGAACGATGACGGTTGGTTTGCCCACATCGTTGAGGGCGGTGATTCCTTTGGCATCAAGAAGCGCACGGCGAACACTGGTGTTTTTATGAGGGGCAAAGCGGCAACACAGCAGCGCGCTCTGCGTCTACGTGATCGCCTGCTGCGCAAGGAGTTTTCACGTTACCTCAATACACTACTAAGAGCATGAAAGTAGGACTCGCCATTCATTCCATCGTGACGGGTAACGGCGCGGTCAATTCTGCTGTGAGTGGTAGGGTATATCCTGAACTCGCACCCGAGGGCGTCGCTATGCCCTATCTCGTTTACAGCATCGTAAGCAACTCACCCAGCGATGCAAAGGACGGCACGCCCATTGATGAGGCTCAGGTTGAGCTGTTGAGTGTGGCATCAACGTATTCAGCAGCAAACGACTTGGCCGACAAGGTACGTGCTGCTATGGACAGGCAGTCTGCTACCATCAGCGTGGCTGAGGGCAACGTGGTAGTACAGTCCTGTCACTACACAAACGAAGTGACGGAGGTGAGTGCAGATCGTAAGACGTACGTATCAATTCAAGACTATACAATTAGAATTAAACGATAATGGACTTCATCCTAGAAAATTGGGCAGAGCTGACGCTCGCGTTGCTGGCCTTGGTTAAGGTGGTGGTAAACCTCACCCCAACCGAACAAGACAACAAGGTATTTGGGTATCTTGACGTACTCATCAACCTCATCATCTCAGACCGCAAAAAAACCCCAAACAACGAATAACGATGGCTACGACAGGCATTATCAATGGCTCACAGTACACGGTCATGTTCGACAGCGCTGGCGGCACGCTTGCCGTTGCAGACAACGTGACTGACTTGAGCGTCTCTATTTCTACTGAAACACGTGACACCACGACCAAAAACAACGGCGGCTACCGCGCCTTGCTTCCTGGCTTGAAATCTTTGAGCGTCAACTTCACGGCGTACTACGCCAACGACGCGACCAACGGCTTTGACGAACTCATGGCAGACTTCCTCACAGGAACGAAGCAGAACGTGAAAGTAACCTCCTACGATTGGTCTGGAAGCACCGAGATTGTTGGCGACATGGAGCTGACCTTTGACGCCTACATCACCTCTTTGGAGTTGAGCGCAGGCACGGAGGACAACACCTCCTATACTTGCACGTTGGAGTGCGTTAGCACTATTACTTACGCAGCCCACACTTAATGAACATCACTCTAGACAATCAGACGTTTCCCGTTAAGGCCAACATGCGCGCCTGGCGCAACTTTGAACGCGCCACTGGCAACAAGGTGGCAGCCATCGACAGCGAGGACGTAACGCTCATGCCTGAGCTGCTCTACTACTTTGTTGAGGAAGGATGCCGTAAGCAAGGCATGAAGTTCGAGATGGAGGTGGACGATTTTCTAGGGCTGATTGATGTAGGTGATCTAGCTGCCGTGATGCAGGTAATCGAGGAGTCCATGTCACCGCAAAAAAAAACGGAGACAACGGACGAGACGAAAAGCCACTTGAATGGGATGAAATAGAGGAGTTGGGGTTGGGCTTGTTAGGCCTGACCCCATCAACTCTCTACGATTTTACGTTCAGGGAGTTTGGCAACGCGGTGCGCGGTCGCTACAAATCCGAGGAGCTTCTGGATAGAAGCAACTGGGAACGCGTGCGATGGCAGACCGCGTTGCTGCTTAATGTACACACGAAGAAAGGCGCCAACCTCAAACCAAAAGACTTGGCTGTCTTTCCCTGGGAGCAAGGACTAAAGAAAACAAATCCCGCCAAAGGCTTTGCAGAGCTGATGGCATTGGCAAAGAACAAGGATGGCTAAACTAGGAGATCTTGTAGTTCGCATTGGCGCT